ATCTGCATCTAAAGTCCGAGCAAGAGTGGTTTTACCCACTCCACTCTGACCACACACAACAATCTTATGACCTTTTTTCTCAGCCATACGTTGTTCGGCTGTAATTATATTCAATGCCATTATTCTACCTCCTCAAGTTCGTAGGTTGTTGATGCTATCTCGACAGTTCTATGTGGCTCAAGGAGAGCTTTTATAGCTGGTGGAGCGTTGTTATATTTACGCTCCTCAATAGTAACACTTACCTTACCATAATGTCTTGCATCTTCTGCATCCATTTGAGTATCAAGTGTAGTCATAAGACCAGCTTGATCCCAAGAAACTTTCTTCTTAACATTAATTTTCATTTGTAAATTACTGTTAGGAGTATGGATTGTAACTGTACCAAAATTTTTATTCTGTCTCGCAAGTTCATTACGAGCATCATTATAATGTTTAGCATCTAAGACTTCATTGATTAAAGCCAATTCTTTCTTAGCTGTATCATATCTTTGTTTGAGTTCATTCCTGTGTTGGAATAAATTCTTAGTGTCCATTTCAAAGTAGCTCTGAAATGCGACATCTCGCTCTTTTGTCATAATTGACCTCCTTGTTAATAAGCTAGAACTTCATATATAGCACTAGTTACAATAAAGTCAATACTTGTTCTATCATTTTTTTTTGAAAGTTAATAAAATATCTATATTATGTATGGCAAGCATAAGTTTTTTCTTTAGCTTAAACTCAGGCGTAAGAACACCTTTAGCGTCTTCAACTATGAATCTAGATGATCCATCTTCTTCTATTAATAGATATGTAAAGTCAGCAATATAATTACATATTTTTTGACTATTTACATTTAATTCGTACTTAACTTGTCTGTCTAATTGATCAACCACACCAGCTCTTTCCATAGCTTTTAATTGACCCCAACGCTCTGCTTCCCATCTTGAATCAAACTTTAGACCCATTGCGACTGTTTTTTTTGCGAAATACTTGTTGGGTTTCCCAAATTTTCGGGTTATAATTCGTTTATTATTGTTATACATGGGAGTTATTGTAATGGCAGATCCAAAAAAATTCAAGTCCATTGGTATAGATACTGATACTTATTATAAATTAAAACGTATTTGCGATGATGAAAGACGTAATGTACGTCAACAAATATCTATATGGGTTGATAAAGATTATTCAAATAGATTTAAAGAAGAAGACAATGTTACTCGTTTAGGTTTAGGTACACTTAATAATTAAACGACTTGTTCTTTTATACCTATGGCTTCCATTCTTTTAATTAAACGATTGGCACGGTTCGTGACTTGCTTATGCCATCTTGAATCTTCCATTTGCACGGCACATTCAAGCCAATCTTCATCAGCTATGGCGGCACAAAACTTTTTAAAACCAGATAAACGAGGACGACCCATATTGAACATCATGTTTGCACAGATTTTTTGTACTTCTTCTGGCAAATTATCAAAGTTATTAAATAATTTTTTGCACTCTGATATTGTTCCTTCAACATCCACTTTAAAGCATTTATTTACTCTTTCTTCTGATACTGGTGTTCCTACTGGCTTTTCATATTCTTCATCCCATTCAGTAACTAAATGACCTATACCAAATGTGGGCAAACCTAAATGATCTAAGTAAATTTCGTACTTACAACCTTCATCTTCTTTTAATTCTTCTCTTAATTCGTCTATATTCATGCTGTTTGATTCCTACTGGCTATTGCTTGCATTGATGGGCTTAGTCCTAAAGCTAACGCTGTACTTGGATCAGTAACGTCTATAGCTCCAATTCCTGTATTAGTTGATGCAGGTTGTACGTTCATTCCTGTACCTGCTGGTGTTTGATTCCGAACATTTGTTCGGTTTTGGTTAACGCCTTTTTCCAAACTTGACCTTAAATTTTGTAATTCTAAAGTTAATCCAGCATTATCAGCAACAGCCGATAATTGTTTTGTACCCTCATTTACAGCTTCTTGCATCAATTGACCAGGTGCTTGTGCGCTAAATTGAGCCATTGCTTCAGTAAACATACCTAAGAACAACCTAGCTTTGCTAGGATCTTTTTGACCAGCAGCTTGTCTTTTATAATCATTCATAAATCTATTGAAATAAGGTTTGTTTAAAAGAAACCTACCTACAATGCTAAAGTTAGCTAATTTGCCTATATTCTGAAAAGGTGCAGATGCAATGTTAGCAGCTATAAGATCACCACCTTGAGCTTGTTTTGATAAAACATTCAATGCTCTACCAAATTGTTCTAATTGCAGACCAGTTTCTTCTCCAAATACAGAACGAAACTTACCGTTTGCTCCACCTTCATTAAAACTTTTAGCAAAAGCCTTCATAGAAGACCCATCAATAAAAGCATCACCACCAAAATCTTTTAATACATTGTTCATATAAAAGTTTTGCATTTTAGCCAGGTCTTCTTGAGCTTTTGTTAATAATGCTGGATCTTTGCCTACAGCTCTATCAGCTCTATCTTTAAAAAACTTCATAACAGCTTCAACAGATTCAGCTTTAGCACTAGGTTTCGCCAATGTTTCTGATGCTATTAGTGGTGTTATACTTTCATTGTTCAATGCTTTTAAAGCAGAGTTGTTTTCAAACTGTGTTAGTTGTCTTTGAGCTATATTTACTTCTCGTAAAGCATCTACTAAATCTTTAGGCGCACCTTCATCAATTGCTTTTTTTACGGCTTCAGGAGTCATTTTTGAGTTAGATGTCATTCTTAATTGTTTAGCTAGTGCCTTTACTGCACCTGCCTGACTTCCAAATAAAGTATCAGCAGTCGCTCCTAAATTATCTATAGCTTGTGAAAACTTAACACCAGAGAAAGCCAAATCATCTGGAAGTCCACCAACAACTTTACCAGTGGCATCATCCATTGCTTCTCTTATCCAACTATTAGCTAACCTACCTCTTAATCTTTCAGCTCTTTTTATACCTAATCCAGCTTCTTGAGACACATCATCAGCGGATCGTTGTGTCATTCCTTTGATTGCATTTAAAGCACTTTGTAATGGTTTTGGATTTCCGTCTCTTATAAGTTTTTTAGCAAAATCAATATTAGGATCTTTACCAGCCATAATTAATTTATTTAATGATTTAACATTTATATGATCTGCAAATGTGTCAAATAAATCTGTTCCTTTAGCAAAGAAAGCCCTTGATTTATCAAGACTGTTTGCCGCATCATCTAGTCGTGTTCTTAAATCTCCAGTTATAGGTTTCCCTGTTCTTTGACTAAAATCAGCTAATTCAGCTTTAAAATTTTTACTGGTTAATTTACTGTCTATAATTTGTTGTGCTTTTTGTAAAAATCTACCGCCATTTTTTGTTCCAGTAACTCTGGCTGCATCACCTATCGCACTTCTTAAATTGTATAATTGAGAAAAACTTGTATATTCACCTAAACTATTAATACTATCTACTAATGCTTTAGCAACACCAGCTTTTGATGTTGATTTAGCTGCTCCAATATTAGCATCAAATATAGCTGCTGAAGATGTTTTTGCTTGTAATTTATTTGCTAATCCTTTTAACAATGCTGTGTTTATAAAAGCAGCATCACCAATTGTGTCTTCTAAAACATCATCTATTCTACCAAACATTTGAGTGTTTAAATCATCAAATGATTCAGATGATTTTCTTAGTATACCGAATATTTCATCATTTAATTGAACATCTTTTGTTGTAGCTTTGCCAAAAGTACTAACAATTCCATCTAATGTTTCCAATACACTTTTTTGAGCGTCCTGAGTAACAGTATTTAATATTGCTCCTTCTTCTTGCACACCTTTAGCTAATATTTCTCCGACTTCTTCTGCGGATGTTTCTCCAGCATCTCCAGTTAAACCTTTAAAATAGTTAATATGTTTTAACATATTTTGATAGTTTTCTTGTTGTTTTTGAGTAGGACCTATAACTTTTTCAATAATCTTTTCTTTTCTTGATATAATACCTGATGCTCCGATAGCCGCTAAACTTGGCTTTAATCCAGCATCTTCATATCTTCCTATTACGGGATTACCTTGAGCATCTAACAACATTTTATCTGTGCCATCTGCATTTTTAACAGGCTTTCCTAATTCATCTAATACTTTTAATGGCTCTCCCGCAGGATCTTTTACTGGTACTTTTAATCCTATTGATTCTGCTGCCGCCTTTGCTTCTTGCGGTGGTAATTCTTTTAATCCATAAGTCATACCTTTAGCAGTTTTAAACAAAGCTCCTGCCACACCAAATGTCAGATCACCAACAAATCCTATAGCTGCTTCTGTTCCTATGTCTCCTGCAATTGAGGCTGCTGATTGTTTAGACACACCAGCTAAACCTTCTATTATTTCTTCAACACCTTGACCTGCTCCTGATCCTAAACCAGCACCAATTGCACCACCTAAAATAGTTCCAAGACCAGGCACAACTGAACCAAAAGCTGCTCCTTTAATTGCACCAGTAACACCACCGATAAGTTCTGGAGCTATACTGGCAAGATCAGCAAAGTCATATTTACTAAATCCTTCTTCATCTATTAATGTGTTTTGAGTTATTTCTTGACCTACCTTTGACGCTCCTTCAGGTGTAAGAGCTAATCTTCCACGATTATCACGCAGGTATTCGCCTTCTTCTATACCAAACTTTGCTAATATTAAGTCTTCTTCTTCGTTATTTTCTGCCATAGACAAAGCAGCTCTTAATGATCCACTACTTATACCAGTGCCAGTGTCAAACTTAGGAGCTTCTTCTACTGTTTCTTCTGTACTTGAAGTGTCTGNTTCTAAAGTCTTTTGTCTTATCAAACTTTCAATGGCAGCTTGTTCAGCTTCATTAGGCTGATCGCCTTCTATTTCAACATCAAAAGATTCATTNGGTAATTCAATTGTTATTAAAGCCATAACTAATCCTTACTTTGTCTTCAAGCTATAAATCATTCTTCCGTTTTGACCCATTCTTACATTAAAAGCTCTGCCTGTTGTTCCAAACTTATATGTTTCTGTATTATTTGCATCTTCACCTAAAACACCCATAGCTTTTTTATATTGAGCTTCATTCATATAACTGTCTCTGTCTCTAAATGCTGTAAATACGTTTACAACTTGATCTTCACTTTTTTGAAAAATAGCATCTATTGCGGCTAATTTTTCATTAGCGGCTTGTGGATTTGTTAATACTGCAACTTCACCAAGTAATTTATTAACCATCTCAACATCTTTATTAGAAATACCATTCCCAGTTTCTTGTGTTAAAAATCTTTTATATTGAACTACTAATTGATCTCTTAATGTTTTAGATAAATCTGACCTAGACACACCTTTTTTCAAAGTAAAACCACCTTTACCATCAGATAAAACTTGATCTTTAAATAAAGTTTCAGGTTTTATGCCAAGGGCAACTCCTACATTTTTAATACTATCACTAACTATTTCAAATGCAGGGATTGTACCAGTTGATAATAATTGATTGTTAAGGGTTTGAATGTTTGACAACGAATTTCTAGCTTGTTTTATGTTTCCAAAAGCATTTTTAAATCTTCTTATATCTTCTGGAGCATTGTTAAAAATAGTTACGCTACTTCCTTCACCCGCATCTTTTTTAAAAGATTTACTATATGAAAGATTTCCTTGTCCATCAATAGGGCTAATTTTTAAAACTTTACCAGTTAATTCATTAGCTTTATTACCAGCTTTTATCATTGCTGCCCTAAGTTTAATTGTTTCAGTTAATTCTTTTTGCTCCATTTGATTTAAATGATCTTCTTTCTTTAAAAACCTATTCTCTGCTTTAGTTCTAAACTCTTTGCTTAATGCACTAAGAGCTAGTCGCTTTTCTTTAGCTAACGCTAGTTTAGTTTTTTCATCAGCTTGTGTCTGTTGCAGAGCAAACTTACCAGCAGCTATTTGACCAGCTCTAGCATCATCTTTAGCTTTCTGAAATGCTGGCATAGCAGCTTCACCAGCTTCACCAACAGATGTAAGTATGTTACTAAGGTTAAATCCTTTACCTGCTTTGTTTTGCATCAAGGACAATCCTAAAGACATAAGTGCCATCTTGTTATCTGGCTCACCTGATACATCTATACCTGTAGCTTTCTGAAAGTCAGCTTTGTAATCTTCTATAGTTTTGTTACCAGTTTCATCTGCTAAATCACCGAACAATTGTTTTTGTTCATCCATAGCTGATGTAAATAATGCTTGTAAACTTTCTTGATTTTTTTGAAATTTACTCTTAGGAGCATCCACAGGATCTGTAGCTCCTATTTCATCGCCTGTTATTTCTCCAGCTATTCCTCGTTCTTCTTCCGCTATTTGTTGATTTTCAAGTATTTTAGCTTCTAGCTCTGTTTTTTTATTAGCACCAGCTCCAGTAGATGATCCATCTAATCCTGCTAATTTATCTCCTAATGTTTGATTACTTTCTTGAGCTAAATCAATTTCACCTATTCCTGACAAAGAACCTTGAGGTCTAAAATCTCTCAATGATGTTAATTCACCTGATGCTGCTTTTTCATCTTCTATTTGATTAAGATCAGCCAATCTTTTTTTTATAATTTTTGGATTTATATTTGAATCAGGAGAAAATAATAAAGAATCTTTTTTATCACTTAATTGTTTTAAAAGTTTATCAGAAGTTGGTATAGCACTTTCTATTCCTAAATTACGAATTAGTTTAGGATCTAATTGATTAATTGGATTTGCTGGCTTAATAAGATCTGGAATTGTAATGTAACCAGGTTTATTTAATCCAGAAAAACCACTTGCAAATCTATCGTTAATAGCCATGCCTAAACC